TAAAACCCAAGAAAAAAATAAAAGCAAAACCTAAAGCAAAACCTAAAGCAAAACCTAAAACAAAAGCAAAGCCAAAACCGAAGGCAAAATGACCGAGTCGTTTTGTGTCTTACCTTGGGTAAACATCACAGTTGACCCTGACGGCGCAATCAAGCCTTGCTGTATCTCACATGACTATATCAAAAAAGAAGATGGCACTAAGTTTAACTTAGGTTATGATTCTATCGATGACATTTACAATAGTAAAGAGTATGTCGAACTAAGACAAAAGATGTTAGATAACGAATACATTTCTGGTTGTGATGTATGTTATCATAATGAAAAAACTGGTCGTCAAAGTCGTAGACTTATCAACAACGAACAATATAAAAATGTTGTTCCTACTACAACTGAAAGTAATCTTAAAATAAAGTTCTTTGATTTACGTTTTGGTAATCTATGTAATCTTAAATGTAGAATGTGTAGTCCTGCCAATAGCAATCAAATTGCAAAAGAAATTACTGAAATAAACAACAAAGAGTATTCTAAATTCTATCCTTTGTTTGACTTAGATTCAGAAGAATGGTGGGAGACAGATACGTTTGATGAAAACATAAAAAGTCAAGTAGATAATATAGATACGATTTATATGACTGGTGGCGAACCTACTGTTATCGAAAAGAACTTTGAAATACTAGGATATTTGATAGAGACAGATGTAAGCAAAGACATTACATTGATTATCAATACGAATCTTACAAATACAAATAAAAGATTTTATCAATACTTACCTAACTTTAAGTCAGTCATACTACAATTAAGTATCGATGGTTACAAGGGTGTACAAGAGTATCTAAGATACCCTAGCAAGTTTAGTCAGATTGACGAAAGCATACAGAAACTTATTAAAATGCATAATGTTAAATTGTGGGCGACACCTGTTATTCAGATAGGAAATTTAAACAAGATAGTTGATTTGTTTAAATACTTTGAAGACATTAACATAAAAGCAAACAAAGCATTAATAGATATCAGACCTATTATATTACAAGATCCACAGCATTTAAATATTGATTATTTGCCAAAAGATTTTAAATTAAAAGCATATGCTGAAATACATATATGGATGTTAGGATGTAAATTTCAATCGCAGATATTTAAAGATACGATAAATGCATTGAGAATAAGATGTCAACAAGAAAGTAAAGATATAAACATGATACAAGAGTACATAAAGTTTAACAACTTGTTAGATGAACACAGAGGGCAAAAACTAGCAGATTGTAACTACAATTTGCATACACTGTTAAAAGAATATGGTTAAGTATTTTGGATTAGATAGACAATATACAAATCTTAAAGATGAATTACTTGATGCAACTGATTCAGTATTGTCCAGTGGTAGTCTCAATGACGGTGTGTATGCACAGAAATTTGCAGACTGGTTATCGATAAAAACTAAAGCCCATTATGTCATACTATGTCATAGTGGAACACAAGCATTAGAGATCATTGCTCGTTATGAACGAGACACGTCTCCAGACCAAGACCCTTATGCTGAATGGGAATATGATAAAGAAACATATAGAACAATCAGAGTTCCTAATCTAACTTACCCTGCAACAATGAATGCATTTCTAAGTGCTGGGTTGAAAGTAGAACTAGCAGATACAGACAAAAATGGTATTATCCTCCCCCAAGAAGAAGATGAATTACAAAAGATTGAATGCCATGTAGGGCTGTTTGGAGCACCTACTACTCAAGTAGAAAGTGATAATGGTATAGCAGTCTTAAACAATAATGTTGCAATCATAGACGGAGCACAACATTGGTTGATAGCAGACGGCAACATCGGCACTGCAATGGCAATTAGTTTCGATCCTACTAAAAATTTAAATGCTTCGGGTAATGGTGGAGCCATCGTTACAAACAATCAAGCCTTATATGAATTTGCTAATCAATGGCGAGACAACGGTAAGCCTCATCATTTCTATTCTGGTACTAACTCTAAGATGAGTGAATTAGATTGTGCCCATTTAATGGTTAGAACAAACTACATTGATCAATGGCAAGAACGTAGAAAACAAATTAGACAATACTACTTAGATCGATTCAAACATATTCAGCCATTAAGATGTTTAAGTGAAGGCTTTGAAACTCATGCTGATTCAAAGTTTGTAATTTACTCGACTACAGAACGTAATGGAATACGTGACTGGTTATCAAGCAAAAATATAGAAACTAGAATACATTATGAGACTGCTCTGTCTGAGTTACCAATTACAGATAACATGACCAAGCCTGATTTCATGTCTACAAGTACAATGCTTACACGATCATTGTTAAGTCTTCCTATGTATCCTGAACTGACTGATGCTGAAATTGAAGAAGTTGCAAATGCAGTTTGCATTTATTATGCTCCTTAATACTAAATACTAGTATATTATAGGAGATATGCGAATGGCATTAGGAATTATTGATTCAGTAATAGGAGTAGCGGCTCCATTACTAGACAAATTTATTGTCGATAAAGACAAAAAGGCCGAGTTTGAACATGAACTCAAAATGGTCTTACACAACGCAAACTTACAACAAAATCAAATCAACTTAGAACAAGCAAAGCATCCAAGTATTTTTGTAGCAGGGGCAAGACCAGCAATCATGTGGATATGTGCATTTGGATTAGCATGGTCTTATGTTCTAGCACCAATTGCTAATTGGGGTGTTGCGATCAGTGGAGCAGAAGTTATACTTCCAGTGATTCAAACAGAGGGCTTGATGACTCTTACATTGTCTATGCTAGGTCTAGGTGGTATGCGTAGTTTTGAAAAGATGAATGGATTGGCAAGAGAGAATATGAAAGCCACTCCACCAAAACAATAAGATTGTTACTCGCCCAATCGCATAAATACTATATAAGATTGGGATAAACATATGGCTGTAAACTACGAAATTATTAATATTGGGGCATTACCAAACGATGGTTCTGGTGATCCGTTAAGAGTCGCCTTTGGCAAGATAAACAATAACTTTGCGACTCTATCATCGACTGCTATTATATCATCAAACAGTTACACAACTGGTAATACGGCAGGACAAGTCATTTGGGAATACCCAGCAAACGCATTTACATTAGGTTCATTCTTTATCAAATCTAATGATCCTGGCACTATCGATCAACAAGATGTCAGATTAGATGCACAACTAAGTGCTAACTCAGCCAATATTAAATTCTCAGCATATTCATCTACACAATGGGGAAATGTTTTAATACCAGGAAGCGGTTATGACATGGATGTCACTTCTGGTAATGTTAGAATTACTGTTGACCCTGATGTTGCAAACGTAAGTGGATCACAATCATTGTTTCATTTTATTAATTCTTCAGTTATGTTCCAAGGCGAAGCACCAGCAGGATTACCACTAGCATTAGATGGTTATGTAGACTCTGAACTAGCAACTGAAATCAATGACACAATAACAACTGAAGAAACACCATAATGAGAGCAAAAGAATTTATAACTGAAGATAACGCACCTGGTAAACTAACCAAACGTCAACGTTACGGTTCAAGAGGAATGCATAAGTTCCAAGATGTAGATGGTAGAGATAGAATCTACGAATTAAATCGTGTAATGATGGCTCTTGCTCAAGCAAACGGTAATGTTGGTGCAGATGATGGTATTGATTTAGATTCAGAAAGTTGGATTGGTACAAGTAACATGGCTGTGCCATATACTGAAGTAGAATCTAATATGTTAAAGTCTGCATACAAAGCAGTCGGTAGTGAATGGGAAGACTTGAATGATGGTGACATGACATCTAATGAGTTACCTTCAGTCAATAAAGAAAGTCCAATAGAAGGCTTTAAAGGGTATCCAAGATAATGGCAGCCATTAATGTTCCAGTCAAAGGCTTAACAGGATTAATTACAATCTTTGCATATGCCGATGATGCTGTAACTACAATAGCAGACGTACTTGCTTCAATCGTTGCCGCAGATGGTATAACTGCAGGGTATTACTACAATCTAGCATTAGTAAGAGATACTAGCAAAGATAATTTAACAGCACCCACAGCAACACTTGCATCATTAAACTTTGTAGGCGCAACAGGTACAGATCCTTTTACCGCAGGCGCTATCGTTAGTGAAACATTTGATAACGGAACACAAACAACTATTCCAGCAACAGATATCTTTCTTACTACACCAGCATCTACTACAAATGCTCCTGCTAGTACGTTACAGTTTAGACAAGAGTTAAGAGTATCAGAAGTAGCAGAACTTAACAGAAAAGGCGGAGCAACTGGCAATGTCAATCTACCTGCATACAATGCATTAAACACTGCTAACTTAGACTTGCTACCTGCTAAGTATGTTGGCAATATAGCAACTCCTACTTCAACAGTACCACTCGCAACTAGTCGTCCTTGGACATAGAAAAATATTATAAGCCATTGACCTGCTCATAAATATTAGTATCTAAAACACGATGCTGAGGAGCAATGAATGGAAATCCCATATGATATTAATAATACACTTGACTTAATCAAGTTAAAATTTTACAACGAGTGGCTTTATACTGCTCACATCTATGATGAAGGCGATAGTCCATTTCATAAAGATTTAACAAGCCAAATTGTAACACAATACATTGATCCATTAGAATTAGATAAAGATGCTCACATCCTTGACTTAGGTTGTGGTCCTGGATATTTCTTAGATGAAATGAAACACCGTGAATTTACTAATGTAACTGGTGTAACTTTGAGTCCAGGTGATGTGCAACTTTGTAAAGAAAAAGGACATACTGTTAAAGGCTATGATTTATCATTTTTACCTCAGAAAGATGGTTACCATGATGAAAGTGTTGATTTTATCTTTTTACGACATGCTTTAGAACATTCTCCTTATCCTATTTTTAGTTTAATGGAATACAATCGTATTCTAAAACAAGGTTCAAAGATTTACATCGAAGTACCTGCTCCAGATTGTGCCCGTCAACATGAATGGAATCTAAATCATTATAGTATTTTTGGTCATCAACAATTGGCCGCATTACTAAACAGATGTGGATTTAAGATTGAATTGTTTAATAATTTAGAATTTAAGTTAGAACAAGAAAACGACAAAGGCGAAAAAGTTCCTGTTGATGAACATTACTATTGTATTCTAGCCACAAAAGATCGCCCGTTAGATATTAAATAATGCGTTTAGTTGCATTTGGATGCAGTTACACACAGGGTATTGGTTTAAATGGTCTTGATTATACTTATAGTCGATATTATGATAGTCCAATAGAGTCTGTTCTTAAAGTTAAATCTGCAAGTAACGATGCTTGGCCACATTTATTAGCAGATAAACTAGATTTAGAATGTGTTAATTTAGGACAAGGAGGAAACAGTTCTAAATTTGTATTCCAAATGATTAGAGAGTTTGAATTTCAGGAAACTGATATAGTTGTGATTCAATGGCCACAGCCTGAAAGACACGTTATCTGGCAAGGTGACATAGAAGGATATAATACTTTATTGCAAATAGCACCAGGATACGGACATGCAGTACATTATTATCGACATTATTACACAACCTTTGATGCTTGTTACAATACTGCGGTGTATATAGAAAATACACACACGTATTTAAAAGATAAATGTAAGGCATTGTACTCAGTTAGTTATAATGATACTGAGCAGATGATTGAGAATGAAACATTACAAGCAACATTTCCTATTTTAGCAGACGTAGGAAAATTTTTCATTACCAAACTTGGTAATGATATTTGTGCTGACGGTCATCCTGGAAAAACTTACCATGAAGAGTTTGCTAATCGAATGGCGGAGAAAATAAAATCTTAACTTTTATAAAATATACATTATCTTGGATCAGTCAGCAATTGGCTATTCCATTTTGGGCAGTAGGGCATCTGCATCTCAGTCTTAAATTAGATGTCTACCAAGACATACATATGATCATAGCATCACTGGGAATGAACATTCTCGTTGCTATAGGATTCTTCTTAGATTACCAAGATTATAAAAAAGCCCACTAAACTCTACTAAATACTAGTATGAGCAACTTTAATACAAGCGGTACGGGCGAATTAGTCAAACCAGCATATAAGAAAACACACTTTAAAGACCAGAAAGAAGTAGATGATTTTGTAAAGTGTTGTCATCCTGAAACTGGTTATCTATACTTTATGGATAACTTCTTTTACATTCAGCATCCAACACAAGGTTCAATTCAATATCATCCTTATGAATACCAAGAACGTTTAATCAATACATATCATAACTATAGATACTCTATTGCATTGATGCCTAGACAATCAGGTAAGTCTACATCAGCCGCAGGTTATCTATTATGGTATGCTATGTTTGTGCCTGATGCTACTATTCTAATCGCCGCACATAAGTATACAGGTTCACAAGAGATTATGCAACGTATCAGATATGCATATGAAAACTGTCCTACACACATTAAAGCAGGTGTGACTACATACAACAAAGGCTCATTAGACTTTGAGAACGGCTCTCGTATCGTCTCAGCAACGACTACAGAGAACACAGGTCGTGGTATGTCTATTACACTTTTATACTTAGATGAGTTTGCATTCGTAAGACCTACGATTGCCGAACAGTTCTGGACTTCTATTACACCAACACTAGCAACAGGTGGTAAAGCAATCATCACATCTACTCCAAACTCTGATGAAGATCAGTTTGCTCTTATTTGGAAACAAGCAAATAAGAACATTAATGCACAAGGAGAAGAAACAGAACTAGGTGTTAATGGATTTAAACCTTTTAGATCATATTGGAAAGAACAGCCCGGTCGTGATGACAAATGGGCAGAAGAAATTAAAGCACAGTTGGGTGATGACAGATTTGCACGTGAAATTGGTTGTGAATTCTTAATCGCAGACGAAACATTAATCAATCCTAATACTCTTATTATGTTAGAATCAGTAGAACCTGTTAATAGAATGGGACAAGTACGCTGGTTTCAACAACCTAAGAAAGATATGATATACGTAGTAGGATTAGATCCATCATTGGGAACAGGAGGAGATCCGGCAGCCATTCAGGTATTTGAAGCAAACACAACAACACAGATAGGCGAATGGAAAGATAACAAAACAGATATTCCTACGCAAGTTAAATTGATGTCACAGATT